TTTTACAAATACTTTTATGCTCGCAAGCACAACCTAACACTTAAAGATGTTAAGTGTGGCTTTATTCTTCTGCGTCGTAGCAAAAAGAAAGGTAACTGTGAGCTAGTTACTGTCAGTGTAGGAGATAAGGCTGTGGAAAAGGCTATGGGAACTATTGATACTATGCTTGGTTACATTCAAAAGCGAATGTTTCCCAAGAATAGAGAAGCGTGTAAATTCTGCCCATATGCCGGAACAGAGCATTGTCCGTAGTTAAAGGAACGAAACCAATATGAAATGTCTCGTTACGGGTGCCGCTGGATTTATTGGTTCAAATTTAGTTGACAGGCTACTAGCCGATAACCATGAAGTTATTGCTATCGATAATGAATCGGCAGAATGTCATGACAAGTTTTATTGGAACAGCAAAGCAGAAAATCATGTTTACGATGTATGTGATTATTCAAACGTAGCCACCTTATTTAAAGGTGTTGATTGTGTCTTTCATCTTGCTGCTGAAGCTCGCATTCAACCTTCTTTGATTAATCCATTTTTAACAACCAAAACCAACGTGTTGGGCACCCTTAATGTGTTGCAAGCGGCACGCAGTTTTGGTGTAAAACGTGTTGTGTATTCTTCTACTTCTTCAGCATATGGTCGCAAACACAAAGTACCATATACAGAAGATATGTCACCAGATTGCCTTACTCCATATTCTGTATCCAAGGTATCAGGAGAAGAATATTGCAAGCTTTATACACGCCTTTTTGGGCTTTCAACTGTTACTCTAAGGTACTTTAATGTATATGGAAAGAACCAGCCCTTAAAAGGTCAATACGCACCGGTAGTGGGGTTGTTTATGCGTCAGCATCAGGCTGGCCAGCCGATGACTATTGTTGGTGACGGTTTGCAGCGAAGAGATTTTACTCATGTTGATGATGTCGTGGAAGCGAATGTTTTGGCTGCGTTGTCAACAAATGCAGATGTTGATGGAGAGTTGTTCAACATTGGTACCGGTGTGAACTATGATATGATGGACCTAGCCACAATGATTGGCAAACCAGTAACAACCGTTTCCTTTATCCCAGAGCGCAAAGGCGAGTCAAGAGAAACCTTGGCTGATATTTCGAAAGCTAAACGTTTGTTAAACTGGGAGCCGAAAGTTGTGCTACCAGAATGGATTAGTAAACAATATGGCCGACTATAAGCTTCTTGTTAAGTTTCCTACCCGTGGTAGACCTGACAAGTTCTTCACTGTTTTAGATCGATATTACTATGGGGCAAAACGTAAAAATCTTGTATCGTTCTTGATTACATGCGATCATGACGATTTAACGATGAACAATCCCGCCGCCCGCCAACGTCTGCAAGACAAGTACAAAGGAATGACTGTTGTTTTTGGTCATTCTAAAAACAAGATCGAAGCGGTTAATGCAGATATGGCGCAGGCCCCAGAACACGACATTATTCTTTTGGCTTCTGATGATATGGTACCAGAAGAAAAAGGGTATGACGAGATTATCCGTCAAAAAATGACGGAGCTATATCCAGACACAGACGGTGTGTTGTGGTTCTTTGATGGATATCGAAGAGATTTCAACACTCTTTGTATTCTTGGCAAGAAATATTATGATCGTTTTGGTTACATTTATCACCCAAGCTATAAAAGCTTTTGGTCGGATAATGAATTTACTGATGTTGCCAACCAACTTGGAAAGCAAACCTTTATCGATAAAGTGATCATTCGTCACGTTCATCCTGATTGGATTCAAAAAGATCCGGCAACAGCATCGATGCATCAAAATATCCACGGAGCGGCAGGAGGAAATGGTGTCGATGATACATTCATAAAGAATCTGCCTTTTGAGCAACAAGATCGAATCAACTATTATACCAGAAAGCAAACAAACTTTGGTTTAGGAGAAGTAAAATGACCAGATTCATTGGAGAGGTTTCGCATGATCGTTGGTTGAACGCACAGCAGCACGAACTAGCCACATGGAAAAATGAACCGGCTGATGGTGAAGATTGGAACTCATGGTGGGCAACAGCTTTTGATGACTATCAGTTCATGAAAGACTTTAAAGTTGATTCTATCCTAGAAGTTGGTTGCGGACCTTACGCAAAAAATCTAGAACTTTTCATTAGAGCTATTGGATATCGCCCCTCCAGAATCTTACTAGAAGATCCACTAATCCAGCAATATGTCAATCTTGGTAAAAGCATTAGGCGTTTTGTTGGACAACCAAACGTAACTCTTATTCCATTGCAAATGGAAGTTATTAACTTTCAGAAACTAAATCTACCAACCGTGGATGTTGTTCTTTGTAACAACGTGCTTGATCACGTTGAAAGCGTTTCGAAATGTTTCGAACAAATGTGGAATGCTCTTTCTCCCGGTGGTATTCTTGTGTTTGGCCAAGACTTGTCTTCTGAAGAAGATTTGGTTTCTCGTGATCCAAAAGCTTTTGATGAAGGTTGCCATCCAATCGTCATCGATGAAAAATACTTGGAACCATTTCTATCAGCTTATACGCCTGTGTTTCGTAGATCATACGAGCGTGGTGACAGTAGAAACCCTGATGCCAACTGCGGAACATTAATGTTCGCAGGCAGAAAGCCATGAAAAAAGTTATTTCTTTTTGTCTTTGGGGTAATGATGCAAAATATACATTGGGAGCTTTGAGAAATGCAGAGCTCACAAAAACCATTTATCCCGGTTGGGTGTCACGTTTCTATATTGGTGCATCAACTTCACCAGCAGTCTCTAAACAGCTTTTAAAAGCCGGTGCAGAGGTTGTCAACATGCCAGAGCAAGGAGATTGGCGGGGGATGTTTTGGAGATTTTATCCCGCTGGAGAGCCTGATGTTGAAGTGATGCTATCAAGAGATACAGATAGCCGTTTAAGCTTGAGAGAAAAAGCAGCTGTGGATGCTTGGCTTACTACCGACTCTCCTTTCCATATCATGAGAGATCATCCTGCACACAAAACAGAGATTCTCGGTGGTATGTGGGGAGCAAGAGGAGGTTTTCTCACAGAGATTAAACAACTGATCAATGAATATCAAAAAGGTGACTTTTGGCAAGTAGATCAAAATTTTCTTCGTGAACACATTTATCCTAAAGTAAAAGACATTGCTGTTGTGCATGATGAGTTTTTTGAACGTAAACCATTTCCAACATCAAGAGTAAACTACGAGTTCGTTGGTGACGTATTTGATGCAAGCGATGTACGTCATCCCGAATATTGGAAGGCACTTGTAAAATGAATTATCCAAGTATCTTGATGGTTCAAGAGCGTGGCAGACACGCTGCTAACTGGCAGTTCCGTGAATCCGAAAACTTTCGTAGAGCATTCACCAAACTAGGAGTTAACTGTGAAGTGTGGGGATTAGGGCAACCTACCTTTTCAACTCCATTTGAAGAAATTGTCAAAGATTATGATGTAGTTTTTGTTATGGAGAACTATGACCAACAACAATGGCTACCAGACTTTAGCAAGGTAAAAAAGCTAAAGGTTTTCTGGAGTATCGACAGTCATTGTGTGTTAGGGCAACACGTTTTCTTCTCCAAGATATCTAAGTTCGATATCCACTTAAACAGCACAGAAGGATATCTTAAAAACTTCACAAGGCACTCTTCGAAGTGTTTATGGTTTCCTAATGCTTATCCAGATGATTTGATTGATCATAGACCACATGTGCAAAAAGTGCATGGTTTAGGTTTTTGTGGATCGATGATATCTGATCGTGTAAAATGGTTAGATTCTATCAATCAGCATATCCCAGTTCACCGTGATGTTTTTGTGATTGGAGATGCGATGGTTGATGCATTGAACAGCTACAAGATAGGTTTGAACAAAACGCTGGCTGACGATATCAACTATCGTGTATTTGAAACAATGGGCACAAAAACGTTATTGTTAACCAACATGGTTCCCATGATGGACAGACTGGTAACACCAGACAAGCATATGGTTTCATATGCTTCCTTTGAAGAGCTTATAGAAAAGGCTAAGTATTATTTAGCTAATCCCGAAAAGACTTCAGAGATTGCCGAAGCTGGCTATAACCATGTAAAGGCCAACCACACATACTACGAAAGAGCAAAACAACTGCTACAAATCGTAGGTGAATATAAATGAAAATATTGAAACCAACAATCGGTGGTCATGATGGAAGTTCTTTTAGAGAACTTTTGGATATGTGGGGAGAACGTGGTTATTGTGAAGTAGTACCAAACAAAATCATTGGAAGTTATCCACTTCCAAACGAAACAATGTACCCAGAAGCAAGACCTTGGATTAATGCTGTTGGAGACGTGCTACTATATGATAACCCCATAACAGATAAGCTTAGTCCATTTCTGACATGGAAGCTGTCTTTGTGGGCCAATCAAGTGCATACAGGAAACAGCTGTCATCCATGGACGTTTTGGCCCAAGCATCCTCGAATTTTTGAACAAGTTAAAAACGAAGGTGACTTAAGTTATTCAGAACGTGGTGTAGAAAGCATTTTTATTGGTACGTTTACAACAAATCTTCGTGGTGGACACAACTGGGGCACAAGCATACAAAAATACTGGATGGGTCAACATAGTTCTAGATTATTGGATCATCCACAATATCTTAGAGCGTTAAAGCGCAGCAAGTTTGGTTTGTGTTTGCCCGGCGTAGGACCAAAATGTTTGCGTGATATTGAGTTGATTGGCTTAGGGACCGTTCCTGTGTTCACTCCCGGTGTATCAACCGAGTATTATTCTCCACCACAAAAAGACGTGCATTATCTTTATGCAGAAAGCCCAGAACAAGTTAGAGAAGTTATCGAAGGGTGCTCAGAGACAAGATGGAAAGAAATGCATCAAGCTTGTTTGGAATGGTATGAAGAGAACTGCTCTCCTCTTGGATCTTTCAAACTAACACAAAAAATTGTTGATAAGGAGCTAAAATGAGCAGATTGTTTTATCTTCCCCATCTTGGTTTGGGTGATTTGTTTCTTGTGAACGGTATGATTCGTTACTTTGCAAAGCGAAATAAACTTGTTGTTATGCCTTGCAAAGAAAACAATCTAATAACCATTAAAAAGATGTTTCACGATTTAGATAATTTTCATGTTTTACCTGTTGCTGGTGGATTGGAATACAACACAGTGCAGCAAGATGTGAAAGAATCACAGCTTTTAGCCAAGTTTTATCGTCAAAATGGTTATGACTATGTTGGTTTGGGATTTTTTGGTAGTAAATTCCAAGAGTTTAATGCGGTTATCGATAATAAAACCATGACGTATGATGAGTTCTTTTACATGGAAGCAAACGTACCATTTCATGAAAAATGGGATTCATTTGGTATGAAACGTGATATGGAACGTGAAAAAGCTTTGTTTGACAGATTCGGAGTAAAGGAAGGCGAGTATGTGTTTTTACACGATGATCCCGAACGTGGAAGAACAATTGATCGAGCAAAGCTTCCAGAAGGCTTGCCAGTTGTTACTCCAAAGCAAATGTTTTACAAAGGAGACATTCTTGACTACGGATATGTGATTGAAAATGCGAAAGAGCTTCACATGACCAACAGTTCATTTGCCGACCTTTCAGATTTTTTTAATCTACGCTCGGAACAAAAAAAGTACATACACTTGTACGCTCTTATCGATGGACATTTCTTTTGTCCTGTTCGTTACAAAAACAACTTCAAAACAATCATGAACAAGTAAAAACTTTGGCTGGTACATTTGATTGGTTTGCAATCAAAGTATTTCAGCAGGAGTTTCATATGGACATACGCATACCAGTTTCGGTTGGAGAGCTGTTTGACAAAATCACGATATTGGAAATCAAAAACGAACGTATTACTTCAGAAGAACGTCTTGTGCATGTGAGAAAAGAACTCAGTGTTCTTCATGAATGTGTTACAGAAAACAAGTTGGATATTCCACAAGATTTGTATCAAGAGCTTAAAACAATCAACCTTCAACTTTGGGATACAGAAGATCTAATCAGAGAAAAAGAAGAACACGAAAATTTTGACTCTGATTTTATCAAATACGCTTGTATGGACGCACAACTAAATGATAAACGCTTTGTTGTAAAGCGAAAAATAAACGATTTCTTCAACTCTGGCATCAAAGAACAAAAGTCTTACAAAGAAACAACACTTGCAAGGAAAGTTATCGCTCCATGATAAACCAAATCGAGCCTTGGATCGATGATGTTGAACTCGAATATTTGACAGATTCTATTAGAACAAAGTATGTAACCGAGCATAAGTTCACCGAACGATTTGAGCAAACAATAAAAGAATATACTCAATCGACATATGCGATGGCGTTTACGAACGGTACTGCTGCTCTTTATTGCGCATTCAAGGCTCTTGGTTTGCAGCCGGGAGATGAAGTGATTGTGCCAAACATAACGTTTGTTGCGACGGCCAATGCTGCTATCATGGCAGGATTAACACCAGTGTTTTCTGAAGTTGAAAAAGACTATTATTGCTTGGATGCAAACAACGTAGAAAAGCTTATAACTCCGAAAACAAAAGCAATCGTTCCAGTGCATCTTTACGGCCAAAGTGCGAACATGGAACCATTGATGAATTTGGCCAAAAAACATGGTCTTTATGTTGTTGAAGATGCAGCTCAAGGAATGGGTGTGTTTCATAACAACAAGCATGTTGGAACGTTTGGTGACATTGGTATTCTTTCTTTTTACGGCAATAAAACCATTACTTGTGGCGAAGGTGGTGTTATTCTTACAAATAATGAAGAGTTGCGTAACAAATGCTATCGACTGAAAAATCATGGGCGGGACAGAAAAGGCGTCTTTATTCATGAAGAAATCGGATTCAACTTTTCTTTCACAGAAATGCAAGCGGCTGTAGGTTTAGCTCAACTAACAAAACTAGAAAAAGTTATAGCTCGAAAAAAAGAAATTCATGATCGATATATTGAAGAGCTATCTGGTATCGATGAACTTATGTTTTGTCCAATCAGACCAGAAACTTCTCGGCCTGTGTTTTGGTTTACTTCTCTTTTGACAGAGAATAGAGAAAAGCTACAAGAGCATCTAAAAGCGAATCAAATAGGCAGTAGGTTGTTTTTTTATCCATTGCATGTACAACCTTGCTATAGCTATATGAACCTAAACAAAGAACAATACGCATATAGCGCACACATATATGATCGAGCTTTGTCTTTGCCTTCATCTTATGAACTAAAACAAGATCAACAAACAACTGTTATTGAGTGTGTAAAAGCTTTTTACAAAAAGTGAGAAAACAGTGATAGAACTAGTAAAAGACACCATTGATAAACGTGACGTAAATCGATTGATTAAGTGGCTAAAGACCTACCCCAGACTAACAAAAGGTCCATTAACTATTGATTTTGAGAACAAGTGGTCGAAGATGTTGGGAATGGAGCATAGCACATTCGTTAACTCTGGATCATCTGCTATCATCATGATGCTTCAAGCTCTTTTGGAAGCAAAAAGAATCGACCGTGGCTGTAAAGTTGTTGTTCCTGCTTTGTCTTGGGCAACAGATTTTTCATCTGTTGTTCAACTTGGATTTGAACCAGTTATTTGTGACTGCAATCTGCAAGATTTGTCAGTTGATTTAAAGCAACTTGAATATTTGTTTCAAACAGAAAAACCAAAAGTACTTTTGTTGGTTTCAGTTCTTGGTTTAGTACCAGACATGAATCAAATTGTTAAGCTTTGTAACGAATATAACGTTATTTTGTTAGAAGATGCTTGTGAATCTCTTGGCTCTGCATACAAAGGGAAACAACTTGGAACGTTCGGAGCAATGAGCATTTTTTCTTCTTATTTTGGTCATCATATTTCTACTATCGAAGGCGGCATGGTTTCTACCAATGATGAAGAACTAAACATGGTTCTTAAGTCTATTAGAAATCATGGATGGGATCGTGATTTGACGACTGAACAAAAAACAAAACTACAAACCGAGTTCAATGTAGATGCATTTAGTTCGTTATACACTTTTTATTATCTTGGCTTTAATTTTCGTTCTACCGATTTGCAAGCGTTTTTGGGAATCGATCAGCTAGACAAGTTGCCAAAGATCATTAAAAATCGCAACGCAAACTATAAGCTCTACAAACGCTTAGTAAAAACAGAATGGAGCCCAGTTGTTGCCAAAGACTGCTTTGTTTCGAACTTCGCATATCCAGTGATATCAAAAGCTAAGAACAATATTGTAAAACGCTTGCAAGATGAAAACGTTCAAGTTCGACCTTTGATTGCTGGTTCTATGACAAGCCAACCGTTTTACACTAAAAACTTTCCTCAACGTTACAAGGTTGATAACGCAATGCGTATCAATGAATATGGCTTGTATGTTCCAAATCATCCAATGTTGTCAAAAACAGATATTGAAAAAGTTTCGAACATTATAACAACAACAGAAAAAGAAACACCATGAAAGAATGGGCAAAAAAAGAAGTTGCGATTGCGCATGGTTATTTGCAAGATTTCGAAGCAAATGTTTCTATTTTACACAGTGGTATTGCTGAATGCGTACATGGGCTAACAAAATCGATTACCAAGCCGAGAATCGCAGATCTTGGCTGTGGAAACGGCAGATGGTTCTATGCACTAAAAAAACTGTCAGATCGATTTTATTGTGATGGTTACGATATCAACGAATCGTGTTTAGATTTTGCCAACTCTTATTTTGACTCTGCTACCACAAGGTTTTTTTACTCTGATTTAGATAACTTGGAGGAAATGAAGCAAGTTAAGGGCTATGATTGTGTGCTTATGGATAGCACCATTAATATGGTTGAAAAACCAAAAGAACTTCTTGATTTGCTAATAGAACAAAACGATATCGTTTTCTTAGCTCGTGTAAGACTTGGAAATACAACAGAAAAACAAGAATATCAATGGGGTGGAATGATGAACTCTTCACCAAATTGGTTGTTTGATAAACATTTTTACATTAATCTTGCAAAAAAGCACGAAACTAGTTTTGAATATCGCACGATTGCAGAAAATAGTTGCTTGATATTCAAAAAAGAAAGACGAGAACAATGATTAGTGTTATCGGAAACGGTTTTGTTGGTGGAGCTGTTGCATATGGTTTTTCACAGCTTCAACCAAAAGTATACGTGCAAAGCTTTTTTGAAAGTACAAGTAAGTCTGCGGTTGTAACGGAGGAGAAATACAATGGATGAATGGGTCATTAGACAAATACAAGGTATATCCAGAGTGATTCAACCTGATTGGCATTATGCTGATATCGGTGCGTGCCGAGGTGAGTTGTTACACTATTTCCAACAAGTTATGTCATACGGATATGCATTCGAACCAGACAATGAAAATCACGATTATTTGCGTTCGGTTATAAGAGCTACTGATGGTTGGTCTTTTCCAAGAGTAGAACTGATAAAATCTGCTGTGTCTGATGTTGATGGCACAGTAAAGTTTTACAATGCTGCTAGTCACCTTGGAAGCTTGCTCAACCATGACATGAGCTATAATCCATATACGTCTTACGTTGAAGTGCCATGTTTGAAGTTAGATAGCTTTTTTGCAGACAAGCAAGTTGACTTTATAAAGGTTGATATCGAAGGTGCTGAATGGAATTTGTTTGAGGGCGCTCGAAAGCTTCTTAAAGAACGGAATATTGTTTGGCAAGTAGAGTTTCACCTAGATGAAGATTGGCACAAGAGATCCATTCTGGCAGAATATGGTTATAGTATTTATGACTTACAACTTAACAAGTTAAGCGATGATGCTGTAAGGCCATATCAAGCAATTCTTTTAAAAGGTACACTATGACAACAAAAAATTCTATAGTTAATGAAATTGAAAATCTGTGGTTTCCCAAAGGCCATTTAAATTCTGAGGAACGAGATTTTTTAATCGACCTAATTCTTGAAGCTAAACCAAAGCGATATCTGGAGATTGGGTTTGCTACTGGTAGGAGTACTATTACTGCGCTTTTTGCTGCAAAACCAGAAAAAATGGTTTCAGTTGAATTAAACTTGGATTATATGGGCGCAAGACAATATGCAATGAATCTTCTAGAAAAATTTCCAATGCTACGCATATACGAAGGTGATAGTAAAAAAATCATTAATCCAGATTTTTTTCAAACTAACTTTGCAGGCAACGTTGATTTTGTTTTTGTAGATGGTGGACATTCTTATCTGGATGCTTTATCTGATTTGCAGAATGTATTTCCACATGTGAAAATTGGTGGATACATTGTGGTGGACGATTATATGTCTGATGGACCTGACGGATGCCAAATCCCAGAAGTGGATGCGGCTGTACACGATTTCTGTAAAGCCAATTTTGATAAAATTAATTTAGTAAGGTGGAGAGGACAAAGTGGAAAAGGGTGTGCCGTAATTAAAAAAGTGGAATAAATCGTAATAAGATGCTAAATCAAAAAACAGCCCTCATTACAGGTGTAACAGGTCAAGATGGTTCTTATCTGTCAAAGTTATTGCTGGATAAAGGTTATCGGGTTATTGGTGTAAAACGCCGCACATCACTGATTAGCACAGACCGTCTCGATGAAATGGAAGTATTTGACCATCCAAATTTCAAGCTTGAATATGGCAATCTAACAGATTCTAGCTGTTTATATCGATTACTTACAAGTTATCAACCAGATGAGATTTACAATCTTGGCGCTCAAAGCCATGTGCGTGTATCTTTTGAAGTGCCAGAAGAAACATTAGACACAGTAGCAGGTGGTACCCTTAAGCTACTTGAGGCTTACCGTCTTATATGCCCAAAAGCTCGCTTCTATCAGGCTAGCTCCTCTGAGATGTATGGAGACAATACCGATGTGCCTCAAAATGAACATACGCTTATGACTCCAGCGTCTCCATATGCGGCAGCAAAACTATATGCTCATAACCTATGTAGAAACTACCGTCACAGTTATGGCTTACATGTTTCTTCAGGCATCTTGTTTAATCATGAAAGTCCTGTTCGTGGTGAAACGTTTGTTACCAGAAAGATTACAATAGCTGCTGCAAACATCAAGTTTGGTAAACAAGAACATTTATATCTTGGAAACCTAGAAGCCAAACGTGATTGGGGATTTGCAGGGGATTATGTTAAAGCTATGTGGCTTATGCTGCAACAAGAAAAACCAGACGATTATGTTATTGCGACTGGTGAAACGCATACAGTTAGAGAGTTTTTAGAAATTGTATTCGAACATGCGGGTTTAGATGTGTCCAAGCATCTTAAGATCGACCACAGATTGTTTAGACCACATGAGGTACCTTTGTTGTTGGGAAATGCATGTAAAGCTAAAAAGAATCTTGGTTGGGAACCAAAGGTTAGTTTTAAAGAACTAGCCATCATGATGTATGAGGCGGATTTTCATAGACTTCTCTGACATGACAATATCGATAACTGGTTGCTCTGGTTTGGTTGGCAAAGCTTTAGCATCATACTTGATTAATGAGCCGTTTCTCGCTCCTACATCAAAAGAGAAAACAAGTTGGGCAAAACGAGACTATACTTCTTTTGATACAGCCTTAAAACAAACATGCGAATGGTTTAAGACTGTTTATTCAAATGTTAGAGGCTACTAAACTAAACATTTGTAGTGTATCCCGGCAAGCTAAATTCTCTCGAAAGGCAATAATAATGTCAGACAGCTCTCAAGAAGTTACTTCTTTGCCAAGCGTTGCAATCCCCACGCCAACACGCAAACACAAGATTTTAATGCTTTCGGATCATCCATTGTGTACAAGTGGAGTAGGTGTTCAAGCAAGATTTCTTATCCAAGGTCTTTTGAACACAGGGAAATATTCTTTCCGTTGTTTGGGTGGGGCAATCAAGCACCCAAACTATGACACAGTTATGGTAAATCCAGATTTCGTTATCAAACCTGTTGATGGTTTTGGTAACCATGATATCATTCGTAGTCTTCTAATCAATGAACGTCCAGATGCCATTTTGCTATTTACTGATCCACGTCAGTTTATGTGGCTTTGGGAAATCGAAGACGAGATTCATCAAATTTGCCCGATTGCTTATTGGCACGTTTGGGATAATGATCCATACCCAGCATTTAACGACGTATGGTACCGCTCAACAGATCTTATCAATTGTCTTTCATACAAAACTTTTGAGCTTGTTAAGCCACACTTTCCAGAACGCACAAATTATATTCCACACGCTTTTCCAAAACAAGTGTATTTACCTTTTCCTGAGCAGACAAGAACAGAACTCCGTAAGAAGAACTTTGGAGACAGGGCAGATTGGTTTGTTGGTACATGGGTTAACCGTAATGCTACCCGCAAAATGCCAAACGATGTACTTAATGGATTCCGTGTTTTTCTAGATCGTCTGGAAAAAGAAGAAGGTCATCGTAAGGCGATGCTTATCATGCATACCGACCCACAAGATACAGAAGGACCAAATCTTCTTGCTGTTTCTGAAATGCTAGGAATCGCACACAATGTTATGTTTTCAACTCAAAAAGTTGACTTTAATGACATGAATGCACTTTATAATCTTTCAGATTTCACTATCAATGTTTCTAAGGCAGAAGGTTTTGGTCTTGCCACTCTATCAACCATGATGGTTGGGAAGCCTATTATTGCTCTTAAAACTGGTGGATTGACCAGACAAGTTGTTGATCACCGTGACGGTTCAGAAAATGGTATTGCTATTGAACCAGCAGCCCGTACAATGGTTGGTTCACAAATGGTTCCTTACATCTATGATGACCATGTTAACTATCTTGATGTTGCTGAAGCTTATTACAAGCTTTATAAGATGAGTCCAGAAGAACGCAAAGCTCTTGGGGAAAAAGCTCGACAATATTGTGATTTTGAGTTTGATTACAACAACATGATCAAAGCTTGGGATGAAAGCTTGGATAAAACCATTACAGAATGGAAAACAAACAAGCCAAAAACTTGGACCTGTGAACAACTTAGACCATTTGGGAAATGATAGGAAGGTTATAAGACAATGAAATCAGTATTACTTAGAGCTCCACTTTTGGTTCACGCTGGCTATGGTGTTCACGCTCGTCAGATTGCAAAATGGTTATTTCGTGTTGCAACAGAAACACATCAACTAGATATTACCACAGAACCTCTTTCATGGGGCAAGTGCCATCTTATTGTTGATCCAGAAGCTGAGGATGGTCTTATCGGCCAAATCTTGCAAGCTGCTAACAACAAAAAGAACTTTTATGATGTAACCGTTCAACTTCAACTTCCAAACGAATGGAATCCTTTTCTTGGTAACTTCAACATTGGTGTAACTGCCGGTGTTGAAACAGACAAGTGCAATCCCGCTTGGATCGACTGTATTAATCGTATGGATATGGTTGTTGTTCCAAGTGAGTTTACAAAGCAAACTTTTATAAGCTCAGGTGAAGTAAAGGTACCGCTTATTGTGGTGCCGGAAGCATTTCCAGAAGCGTTCGCCAGTGAACCAGCTAAGTTGGATCTTGGGTTGAAAACCAAGTTTAACTTTCTTGTTGTTGGGCAACTAACAGGTAACAACACAGAAAATGATCGTAAGAATCTTCCATACACAATGAAGTGGCTTGCGGAAACTTTCACAGGATGCCCTGATGTTGGTGTTGTGATCAAAACAAACAGTGGAGCATTAACCCAACTCGACAAGCGTAACGTAACAGGTATCTTTTCTAAGCTCGTTGGAGAAGTTTCGAAACCAAACGGACCAACGTTTTATCTTCTTCATGGTCATATGACAGATGAAGAAATGCATGGGTTATATACACATCCAGATATCAAGGCTCTTGTAACTTTTACTCACGGCGAAGGTTATGGTTTGCCCATTCTAGAAGCAGCAGCATGTGGACTACCTGTGATTGCAACTAACTGGAGTGGTCATTTAGAGTTCCTTAAGCACGGCAGATTTATTGGAATCGATCATACTTTGGCTGCGATCCCAACAAGCCGAGTTGACAATCAAATCTTTATGCCGGGTGTAAAATGGGCGATCCCTGTAGAGGCAGATGTTAAGCAACGTTTGAAGAAGTTTTATGGAGGGGCCAGCATTCCAAAACAATGGGCCGACGAGCTCGCAACAAAAGTAAAAGATTTGTATTCGTTTGAAGCTATAGCACGTACTTATTCATCATTACTTGACGAGCACTTGAAAGAATAATAATGATGGGATATATATTGTCAGTATTGCTGTTGGCAGTTCTTTGTGTTGTATCTTTTTATGCAATTCGCTGGGCCAAGATTATTTTTATTCTTGAAGACGATCTTGCTGAAGCTATCGAAGTACATGAGCGTACAGCCAAAGCTTTGGAAGCTATCATTAAAACACCAATGTTTTTTGATAATCCACAAATCAAAGCTGCCGTTGACGAAGCGATGGAAAATGTCAAGGTTTGCCAAACAGCAACTCATAAACTGATTCAAAACTTTACTCAACGCAGCAAGCAACGCTATATACGGCTTGTAGATCAAGACGAGGACGAATGATTCCTAACGGTAAAAAACTGATCAAACGCAAGCCAAAAGGCGGCGCATCTCCCCAAGATTTTTATTTCAATGCCAACACTCAACAAGCTATTGTTGACTATAAAGCCGAAACGAACTCAGCCAAAAGAAACGAGATATACGTTCGTGAAATTCTTCCAGCTTTTAGCAAACTTGTAGAGAATCTTATCAACGTATATGGTTTTCAGATTCAATATGAAAGCAAAGCAGATCTACAAAACGAATGCATTGAGTTTCTTTACGGTGTGATTACCAAGTTTGATGCTAGCAAAGGTACCAAAGCTTTTTCTTACTTTAACGTTGTTGCAAAACACTGGCTGATTATCAAGAGCAAACAAAGTGTTCGAAACATACATGTGTTTACATCAATTGATGATACAGAAGCATTATCTCAACACGATTTAGAAACGATTGAAAATCATAGTGTTTCTCCATCGCCGGAAGAAACGTTATTATATGATACCAACAAACAAAAAATTCAATCGATATTGGAATTGATAGCAGCTAAAGCTGTAACCGAAAACGAAATGGAATGTCTCAAAGGTATCAACTTACTTTTCAGCAACATTAATGAACTTGATTTTCTTAACAAACGTGCTGTAATGCTTTATTTGAGAGAAATAACTTCTCTTTCGCCCAAACAATTAAGCGTTGTGCTTTCTCTAATGAAGAAACATTACAAGTTGTCTAAACAGGAATATGAGCAAGCAGAATGAGTACGCAATCTTTTGAAGAAGAAATAATCCAGATGGACAACAATCCATCTGGACAACAGCTTATCAAAAAAGCCGATCAAGACCTAGCGACCTTTGTTGAGCTGCTCGATTCCATTACTAGTATTGATGAACGCTTGAAGTTGCTTTGGAAGCAAATCTATGAGAACGCTTTGATTGATCGACGCAATGCATACATGATTTGGACCGACTTGTATTTGCAAGTTCATGGCAACCCAGAGCAACATGTTATTCATGGCGATCACTTGTCCAAATATATGGAACGTATGGAAAAAGCTAACACTCAACTATTAAAGTTAGCGGAGTTGGTTTATAAAGCCAAAGACAAGCAAGAAGCAGAAGAAATACCAGATAGCAAGGCACTATTTGATAGAATCAAGCGTAACAGCAGAGGATAGCCATGGCTAATGAAAACGTTAACGTTGGAAGAATATTAGCTGGTGCAACAAGGCCGACGTTAGACCCAACGAGATTAATCTTGAACAGCCAAATGGCTGGTTCACCACCAACCTTTCAACGGGCAACTGTTGAAGAAGTCATATACAACCCAAAAGAATTGTCAACAGCTGACCGTGACAGATTAAGACGTTTAGTAGTTAACCCAGAGGAAATAGATCAAGCAGCTGCAAACAGCGTTATTGCTACGGTTATATCTGAAGGTGTAAGTGATGCAACACCAACCAAAGTACTTATTGCTCCATTTTTTCAAAGCCATTTCATGCTTCCTGTTCAAGTTGGAGAACAAGTTACTGTTGTATTCGAAGACTTTCAAAAATACGGATTTAAAGGTGGAAAATGGATTACGAGAACACCAGAAGGTTTGCCTATCGAAGATCCTAACTTCACTCATAACGATAGAAGATTTAACCAAGAGTATTTCGCAGAACAGCGAACAAGTCAATCATTAAACAGAACCAGCTATACTCCGGGTTTTCCTAATGGTGGCGACACTATCAACACCCGAACTCTTCCTCAAGACAGTAACACAAATCCATATGATACAATATATCAGCAATCACGTTCTGGTAGCTTGCAACACGCTTATGAGGTAGTTCCACGCTGGACAAAACGTCCACAAGAGTTTGTGATTCAAGGCATGAACAATGCTCTTATCATGTTGGGCAGAGATCGTGTGGGTTACGTAACAAGTTCAGCAGTCGAACAGAAAAACTATGCAGGAACAATTGATCTTGTAACAGGTCGAAGCCGCTATTTGCTTACGCCCGCAGACAGCACAGTTACAGAGCATAAAAAAACTAGTCCGTTTGTTATTATAAACTCAAGAAGCCTTAACGAAGTTGATAAAGCACCTCGATTAAATGGCAAGGTAGAACAAACAAAAGAAGGAGATCCTGATTTTGTTCATGATGCTGCCCGCATATACATGAGCATGAAAACTTTGGGTGACACCAACTTCAAAACAGCTAATACAAATCAAGGTGCTGTTAACAACGCATTACAACCTTCTGGTATCAACTATTCTCCTAACAGCTTATATCCCACACAGTTTAGTTCTTCAAGTGCCAACGTTGGGTCTTCATACGTTGTAACTAAAGCCGATCATATAAGATTGATTGCGAGAAGATCTGTTCCAGCAGAAGACAATCTTGATCCTGTGATATCTGGCTCTGTGTTGATTCTTAAAGAAGGCAAGAATCGTACTCCAGAAGATATGAACGCACAAGCCGCAGCAGCAGATCATTTGGCTTACCTATACATGAGTCCAGAAGGTAGAGTTCAAGTAGATGGTTTGCAAATATTTCTTGGTGGTGCTGCAATAAACACCAACCCTGCCCCAGCAAATCCTCAAGCACCGGCACCTGATGTTCCAAGAAATCAAGCTGGCGCAACAGATGCTTTGTCCGTTGGCAATCAAAACACTTTTGCTGGTGCAGAGCCTTACATCAAATGGAGTGAGTTCAAAAAGGTTGTTGAAGGCTTGCAGCGTCAAATAGATGCATTGCAAACAGCTTACAGCGGTTTGGTTGATGATTTAAATATAGCTACTAATAACGTATGTGTTCATGGTGGACCCAACTCTGCTTGGCTGCCATTATATACTGCAAGCGCCGCTAAACGAACCACTCTCAAGAACGCTATTCGTGATGCTAGAACCAAAACAAATCAAGCTGTATACAAAAGCCGTAGCACTAAAATATTTGGGCAATGATTTGTAAAACGTTACCTCTCTACTTACTGACATGGCTATAGAAGACGAAATCAGAGACAATAAAGCAACAAACGCAGAAAATCAAAAGTTGGTTAATGACCTAACAAACAAAGCTATAACAGCAGGAAAAATAGCTGTTATCGAGGGAATTGTTAGTAGTTTACCGGCTCCTGTCAACTTTGCTGCAAGAGCTCTTGGCGAGGGTCTTCACGCAGCGTTCAAGGTTCAGCCAGATGCGATATTGCAACCAGCAGACGGAAATCAAGACCCACGCAAACTAATGGCATATGCCATGGCTTTTGCCATCATAAAAGCCATATGGTGTTTTATAAAAAGCATCTTGAATCCTTTGCCAATAATCGGTTCATTTTTTTCTCTTTGCATTGAAGAAGCATTAAGTGAAAACAACAGGGCCGACGAGGCCGCTGCGAATAACGACAACAGCAATCAAGCATTAGCAGCAGCAGCTAATAGCTATAATAACTTTCGTGATCGAAATATCGAGATTGTTCCAAACAGCGAGTTAGAAAGAGCCAGACAAAACTTACGAAATTCTTCACAGAATGATTCACGTTCTACTGAAATGACAAGTGAACCTGCTGGCATAACGTTCGATCAGTTTGTTGCAAGCACCGCAACTGCTGCCCCAGCAGGTACATCCACAGGTTCGAACGCAACAACAGCATTGCAATCGCAAATTAATCAAGGAGCAACAACGGCAAATGTGCCACCAGCTCCAACTCAAATAGAATCACCGGAATGGCGGGCATCGGAGGTTAGCCGGTATCAAGAAGCTCGCAAGTTGTTTGGTCTATAGTTATAGAACATGATAAGCTTTAAAAGTGTAGGTATTACATCAGCCGAGTTAACTGCGCAGCAAAGAGCCATAGAACCAACTCCTATACCAATTGGTATTGTTACACCATTGCGTTTAGGAACAAGTGACGACGGATTGTTGAGTATGCACTACACTGTTGGTGATACCATGAAAAACAATCTACGTGATTTGATTATGACTAACTGGGGTGAAAGACTTGCTTTATACGATTACGGGGCAAATCTTGGACCATTGGTTACTGAATACGAACTAGGCAAAGAAGCATTTGATGATGCTGCGATGCAAAGAATCATGAACGCCGTTGGCAAATATATGCCTTATGTGGAATTGGAAGGATTTGATAGCTCACAAACGTTTTATGCGCAAGATCCCGGTTTAGGTGTTGTAACCATAGTGATTGATTACAGCATACCAAGAGCATCGGTTCCTACAACAAGATTGCAAATAACATTTGCAGTTACGTAAAATAACACTGATCCATATCTAACATAAGGTGAAACACAATGCCGGTTGATTCCAGACGAACAATAAACCAACTCGTCAAGTCAAGAAAGTATCTTAACAAAGATTTTGATGCTTTTCGTAACGATCTTGAAGAATATGCTCGAACGTTTTTTCCTGATCGTTTACAAGACTTTTCTGCTAATGGATTTGGTGGTTTGCTACTAGAGCTAGCATCATATATTGGTGACGTTCAAAGCTTTTATCTTGATCATCAGTTTGGTGAAATAAATGCCGAAACAGCTGTTGAATCAAAAAATCTTGAAAAGCTGTTAAGAGAAGCAAATGTACAAATTGTTGGTGCAGCGCCAGCAGTTTTACCAGTAACTTTTTATTTTCGTATTCCTGTTAATTCTCAAGGAACATACAACACAACTGCTTTACCTGTTGTAAAAGAAGGAACCATAGTTAACTCTAATCGTGGAGTGCAATTTCAATTAATTGAAGACATTGATTTTACTGTTACAAAAAGCGATGGAACACCGGCAAGAAACATTAGCTACGTCAGAGGTGAGGTTGACAACGCAAGCAATCCAGTTAACTGGATATTTTCAGCTGCCGGAGATTGTTTAAGCAGTGTTACTTCTACGGAATCTTTTACCGTTAATGGCTTTGAACCATTTAAACGTTACACTCTTCAAAACCGAGATGTAACAGATATAATCTCGGTTGTTGATAGCGATGGTAACAACTATTATGAGGTGGATTATCTAACACAAGATACAGTGTTTAGATCGGTCAGAAATCGTAATCCTGTTACAGCTGTGCCTCCAAATGAGCAATATGTTGAAGCAAACTTAGAAATTCTACCAGCACCATTTAGATTCTATCGAACAACCGAACTAGCCACAAGACTAACAACGTTAACCTTTGGTGGAGGATCTGGTCAAACAATGGACGATGATCTCGTACCAGATCCATCAGAAGCAGCTTTGCCTTTGTATGGTCGTAAAAATTTTTCTAGATTTGCTATCGATCCAAACAACTTACTTAGAACTTCGACTCTTGGTGCTATAGCTCCAAACGTTACAATCACTGTTACATATCGTGCTGGCGGTGGTTTAAGTCACAACGTTCCAAACCAAAGCATTACCGAAATAGCCACTTTGATTACTGACTTTCCCAACAACCCAACAAACGATATAGCAGCGGCGGTGAGAGCATCGGCAGATGCAAACAACAACTCTCCCGGTAGAGGTGGTGCAGATGCTCCAACTCTTGACGAACTTCGTTTGCAAATACCTTCAGCAAGAGCATCGCAAAGCCGCATTGTAAGCAAAGAAGATTTAATGGCGAGAATATATTCGTTGCCAGCAAACTTTGGTAGAGTATATCGTGCTTCAGTGCAAAACAATCCAGACAACCCAAACGCTGCATTGCTTTACATTCTTTGCAGAAACGATCTAAATCAACTTATTCTTGCTCCAGATCTTCTTAAGAGAAATTTACAAGTGTATCTCAATCAGTATCGTATGATATCAGATGCTATCGATATTCTGGATGGCAGAATCGTTAACTTGCAAATCAATTATGACATAACTGTTGATCCTACATTCAATCGTCAACAAGTGTTGCAAAACGTGCAAGGAAAACTAGTGCAATATTTTAATATTGGCAACTTTCAAATGGATCAACCATTGATTCTTGATGATGTAAGAAACATTATATACAACAACGTTGGTGTGCTTGCAGTTAGAGGTATCACCGCAACCAATATTACAGGAACAGTTAGCGACAGAACATACAGCAACGTTCGTTATGACATAACAACAAACTTAATCAACAACTCGATATTGATACCTCCACCGGGAGGTATGTTTGAAATTAAGTATACTAACTTTGATCTTGTAGGTCGAACAGCTGCTTAGGAGTTACTATGTATAGAATTTTAAAAGCTGACAAAGATTCATACGTCACCAACAAGCTGATTTTTAGCAGCAAAACAGCTACGTCACGCAGCACTGATGCTAATGTAGGTCAAGCTGGTACCATCGACTTGTTCAAGCTATATAATGTAACTCCTGTTGCTTCTGGCACTTCTGGTATCGAAATATCTCGTGGCGTTATTCACTTTGATTTAAACACTCTTAAAGCTTTAACAAGTTCTTTGCTAGACGTAACCAATCCAAGCTTTAAAGCTTATTTGTCGATGAAAAACGTTTACGGAGGTCAAACAGTACCTTCCAACTTTGCACTTGTTGTTAATCCTCTTGGAAAAGCTTTTACTGAAGGCAGAGGCAACGATGTTATTGGTTACCGTGATTTGGATGCTGTGAACTGGTTTACAGCTTCCATTGATGGTGCAAATGTAACAACATGGACCAGTGGTGGAATATCATATGCTGGAGATACAGCAGATGTTAATGCCGACTATTATCTATCTGGTTCTTCTATTCTTGGTTATGTTCCACTATCGTTCTCTCAAAGCTTTCCAAGAGGAGATGAAGACCTTTTTGTTGATGTAACAGCGGCAGTTTCTGCCGCAATAACAGGAGAAATACCTGATTATGGTTTTCGTATAGCTTATTCTGGTTCACAAGAAACAGATACAGTTACACGCTTTGTGAAACGTTTTTCTTCAAGGCAATCAAGAAACACAAACATACACCCAGCATTGGTGATTAAGTACAACGATAGCTTTATCGATAATCAAGCACAAACGTTTTTTGATTACAACAACAAAATAGGTTTGTATTACTCACCATTTGGCACGGCAACAAACTTTGTATCTGGCAGCACAGAAATAGCTGGTTCTGGTAGTATTATGTTGGAACTTGTTGCTTCAAAGAGTGTTTATGTTACTGCTGTAACATACAGTTTAAGCCATAGTGCTTCAATCAGTTATACTTCTGCAAGTTGGAACTATTTTTCTCAAAGCTTTACAGGTTCACAAATAAGCTTTGGTGGTTTGTATCAAACAGGAAGCTATTATGCTGATGTGTTTATTCCTTTGAATACAACAGGATTATCTGGGGTGTTGGATTCTGGCAACTCTACCACATTCAAAACCGTTTGGAAGTCTGTGGATAATACCGTTATATTCACCACAGGTCCATCTTTGTCATTCAAACCGCTTCAAGGTACTAAAAGCTTGGTACCAACAAGAAACTATGGGATAAACATAACCAATCTCAAAGATTTGTACATTAACACCGACTCAACAAAACTGCAAGTTCTTGTGTACGACTATGACACAACGCTTGACAGCTTTTATTTGCCATATGATATAAAGCCAAAGATTTTTCCAACAATGTACTGGAGACTGATTGATCCATTTACCAAAGAAGTATTGATTCCGTTTGATGATGTTGGAACAAAGTTGTCTGCGGACGGTGGAGGTATGTATTTTACTTTGTATATGCAAGATCTTCCAATCAACAAACCATTAGAAATACAATTTTTGATCAAAGAAAATCGTGAAACATATTTGATTGAAAATCAAGGATTTAAGTTCAAGGTTGTAACAGCATGACAACATTAATGTCTCCAATACAAAGATTGCTTCGTGTTCGACCGGGTGTTTTTAGTCCATCGATTGTTCGTGGGATTTCCTCTCCAGATGGAGGTTTGTCTTCTTTTGAAACAGAAAACGGAGAATTTTTAACTCAAGCACCTGTAGCAGAAACAGGTTCATTTAGATACGATCCAATAGGTTCTGGCATCAAAAGCACTCAACAGTTGAATATTGATTGGAGTTTGTTTGAAAACCATGTATTTTTCAACAGTGCTCAAGTAAAAGTTAACAGTGCTTTCAACAAAATCTTTGACAGATACCCTTTTGATGGTACACGCAAAGAAACTGAGTTGTTTTTTGATCAAATGACAGGCTACGAACGTTATATTTACGACAATATGCCAAAAAATAAAGGTTACCTTTTTTTCTCTGGCAGCAACGTTGGCGACACAACAACAAAAGGTACATGGATAACGATAAAAGACGCTGCTGGCACAACGTTTCCTTTTCTTACCAAAGATCCTAACGGTGCAAGTAGACTTGATCCTATCACTAGTTCGATATCTTTTCAATTTCAAATATACGCAGCAACAGGTTCAAATACCAATCAAGTTGTATTTCAAAAACTTCAAACTTTGAGTGCAACCGAGCAACATGGATTTGGTTGTTTTTTGTCGAGTTCTACAGGCCCTACAGCTGACCTAACTTTCTTTGTGGCCTCTGGGTCAACAAATGTAATGTCGGCCTCTATAAGTCTTGTAAAAGGCAACTGGGCACCTGTTACATTTACATGGGACAGAACAAGTGGTGTCAACCAATTATTTGGTTACGTAAGCGGATCATTGATTGTAACAAGCAGTCAAACAACAATAAGAAACTTGAATTTTGCAACTGCTAGCATGTTCATTGGAACAGGTAGCAACGTTGTTGCACCCTTTTTTGTTCCACAAACAACCTTTTCTGGGGCCTTGGACGAACTACGTTACTACAAACGTGTTGTTTCAACAGATGAAATGCTAGCATATCAAAGCAGCAGCATATACGCAGAATCAGACTTAGCTCTTTATTATAAGTTCAATGAAGCTTCTGGATCAGTAAGCAACCTTGTTTTGGATCATTCTGGCAAAGGTATGCATGGAACACTTAACGGTTATGCATTAAACACTCTTAAAGTAAGAAACATTAACACTGGATCTTACATGGGCGCAAGTCCAATGATTTACGAAGACATTAGGATGTGCCCGATACTTTTCCCAGATCAACCAGCTGTTGTTGCATATCGTGAAAATATCATTGCTAATGGCGCTTCATACGACAGCTACAACCCAAACATCATTACCAAACTCATACCAAGGCAATATTTTACGTATGGTCAAGAACAAGCCGCTTTGGAAACTGAAGAAGGCGAAATCAATGAGTTGCAGTATGGTTCAGAACCAAACACAGCAAACCTTGGCAGCACACAAACTCTGTTAAGCTTACTTTATATGTGGGCAAGCTTTTTTGACGAAATCAAACTGTTTCTTGATGCATTTTCAACGCTAAGACATGTTGACTACCAACAATTTGATACGGTGCCTGATGCTTTCTTAAAACAACTTGCAGACTTTTACGGTTTAGATCTTCCACCATTGTTTATCGGTTCAGATGTAAATCAATTCATCAACGGTAAAAATATAACACCAAACATTGTTAACAGCGAATATACTTTGCAATACCTGCAAAATCAAATATGGCGTAGAATATTGATCAATGCCAACGATATTCTTAAAAGCAAAGGTACCATTCATGGTATTAAATCGTTGTTGCGGGCGGTTGGTATTGATGGTGACAACATCTTTAGATTCAAAGAATATGGTGGTCCAACACAACGTACACTTGACTCTTTAAGAGAAAGCAGAAATGAAATCGGTACATCGTTAAGCTTTAAGAATGGTGGTTATTTCAAATCTCCATATCTTTCTGGTAGTAGAGTGGAGCCGGGGTACCCCACCCCCCTTGGTTCGTTTATTATTGATCCCGTTACAGGACATAACACCAACACAACAAACTCAAGCGACGGTTTGTTTACAAGTGGATCGTGGACATTTGAAGGTATATACAACTATGCAGGCACTCCTTCCACATCATCTGTGCAAAGCATTGTTCGTCTTATGTGTTCTGGTTCTGGCAGTACAGAAAACGTGCTTGCTAACTTGTATGCTACAAGTGGTTCTGGATTGACATTGTATGTTCGTCCGAACTCCACAGTTGGTGCATCAGCACTAACCATGAGCATAACAACACCAGATATCCTAAATGGTCAAGCTTGGAATATTAGCTTTGGTCGTGATAGAGGAGATTCTATCGGCCAAGTTTCTTCTTCATACTTTCTTCGTATAGGAAGAAACAACCTTGGAAGCATTGCAGAAGAATACGTTACAAGTTCTTTGTTTGACGATAACTTTGGCAGCAATTCTGCGAACAATATGCTGCAAGTTATCAACTCGACTTACAACGTTAGCGGGGCGTTTCTAGCAATTGGTAGCGGTAGCACCACGATATCCGCAAGCAATGATTTTGTTAACTTGTACAACTTGCAAATATTTGATGGTAAGGTTTCTCAGCTTCGTTGGTGGAGCAAAGCTCTTACGATAGGTGAGTGGAGAGAACACGTTAGAGATTACAAGTCTCTTGGTGTTGCAGATCCACGAGTTAACTTCAACTTTGAAAACTTTAGAAGCGGTTCGTTCGAAAAACTTAGAGCAGATTGGTCAACAGATCAAATAGAGCTAACAACGGATTCAACCGGTTCTCTTCAAATATTTGATTTCTCCCAGCATTATCTCCATGCTACCGGTACATTGTTTCCAAACTCTAAAAACGTCATCATTCCCGAACGTTTTTATTACTCGTTTATCTCACCAAACTTTGACGAAGCTGTTACCGATCAAAAAGTTCGTGTGAGAAGCTATCAAAGCTTGGACTTTGTAGATCAAGACGGTGGAATGTACTCTCAAGCAGCGCCAGTATACGAAATACAACAAGAACAAATCCCAGAAGATAACGCTAAGTTCAGTATAGACTTTTCTATCGTTGATTCTCTTAACCAAGACATGATTGGAATGTTTTCTTCTCTAGAGGTATTCAACAACATACTAGGTGATCCTAATATGATGTTCTCTCCAGATTATCCAGACCTTGAAACACTTAGAGACATTTACTTTAATCGTTTGACTGACAAACTAAACGTTCGTGGGTTCTTTGACTTTTATCAATGGTTTAATACCAATATGGGCAAGTTTATTGGGCAACTGCTTCCCAGAAAAACAAGATTCCAAGGTATCAACTATGTGATTCAATCCCACATGCTTGAACGTCCAAAACTTGAATACCACTTCGAGGATCAGTACGTCGGGGCTAATAACAGAAATCGTCAAAAAGAAGTGATTTTGTTGCAACTTTTAACAGGCATACTCAACAAGTATTAAAAGGAAACTTCGATGGCATATTGGGTTACAGATCAATCTTTCAAGCCGTTTGTTGACATACCTGACTACTATGGCAGAACCAATCGCAACCTTGTTGTGTCTGGTGGTATGCCAACCAAAGCTATTGACATATACCGTGAAGGTATAAACCTACGCACCGTTCAAGACGTTTATAACTCCAACCAACCCAAAGTTATATTCCAAGACGGTACACAAGACAACCTAGCAAAACCAAACGGTGAAATGATACACGAATCACCGTTTATCACATACGGGCAAGCTGGGGATTTTACACAATATACCTCAAACACTTTGTTTAATGACTCGCATGTTGGTGTTGAAGGAACAATACTTGTTAACGGCGTTCGTATCAGCAAAACCACAAACTACTTGATTGAATCTGGGCTTATTGTTGAAGGTTATGTTAATGTTGATGATGTGTATCCAATATACATGAACGGCGGACCTCAGTTTTACGAAGAATCGATTATAGAGCCTTTTCCTTTGCCATTTCGTCTTGCAACCAACGAAAGCCCGCAAGAACAAATTCGTGGCGTGTATGCCTTTTTAGAAGCTGGTAATATAGGTGACGAACGTAGGTTCGGGACCAACGTTGTTGAGCAGATGATTTATAGAGAACAACCAACTACGGTTAGATCGTTCTTGGAATACGGCGCAAGTTATTTGATTGTTACAAACTCAAGTAACGTTGTTGTTGGTGTGGTCGATACCAAACCAAATGCCATCATGGATCAAACTGTACAGCCAAAGTTTAAACCTTGGGTTGATGAAGCAAATGGAGAATATTTCCCAGCATTAACAAATACAATCGACCTTCTTGGTGTTACTGTTACTTCTAGCATTGTTAACTTGAATGGTGAAATAGTTGGAACAAGAACTCAGCCATTCTTTAGTGAGAACTATGATATATCAGATTCATACCTACAAACAAGAGATCAAAAAAGTGCCGCAGCTGGATTTACATATGGCAACGTTGCATTGTATGGCACCGATTCTGTTGCTTTTGGTGGGATGTTTCGTGGAGCATAACTAATATCATGGCAAGAACACTAAAAGGAACAAGAGCAAGAGGGCTTCCACCAAAACTTCTTCTATCCCGCAAACAAGATGCAACAGGTAGTTTTCCTACTGTATGGAGAACAGCAAGCGATAATCGTACAGGAAAATATCCTGTGTTCTTCAATGACAACAAGGTTGTTTCATTCAATCAACCAGTAACCAATCCCGGTATTTTCGTTACAACTTATCCAGAATATGAAGAAAAAGTTGTCGTTGTGGGAAGCCCCGGTAATCCGATAAATGAATCTGATCCTATAGTTTTTGACAATTCGTTTTCTGGAACTCCTATTGTTGTCATAACAGAAATAACGAGCAATCCAAACACTCCAATGGTGAATGCATTTGTTTCCGTTATGTCAACCACGGGTTCTATAATCGGGTTTTCGGCTCCATTTGAAGGTACTTTTGTATACCGAGCGATATACCAGCCTGCGTATGGCAACCCAGTAAACGTACTTCGCTCACCAAGATATACCGATCAATATTCTTTAGTTGTTGCAGAAAACAACATAATGAGCAGCAACACATCATATGTAACGTTTTCCGATTTTGGTTCTACACCAACAGAAAACTATGTAACGTTTTGGGATTATAATGGCCCTCCAAACAATACAGGAGCCAACCTATCTGGTAGCGTTAATAGTACATATATCACAAACACATCAGTTCAAGTTACGGCTAGTGCTCAAGGTGGTGGTTCTACTGTTTTGCATTATATGGGTGTTGGTCCATCAACAGCTAGTATTGACGTAACAGGTATTGTTTATCCTCTTGTTATGACTCCTCAAGCTATTAACGCTGGATTGTCTCAAGCAGATAAAACAGATTTATACAAGCAACCATATTTCTCTGGCTCCTCAATTGTTAATCAACCTATTGTTGCCTCTGGTAGCATGGTTAAAGGTGTTTCCGACCTTTTTGTTACCTTTACTCCCGGTCAAGACGTAGAACCATTCATGGATTTTGCCAACCCAGAGGTTGATGGTAAAGTTTCTGCAAGCATTGGTGGAGTGAATCCTTTTTATGCAACAGGAAGTGCGGTAACAACAACTGGATTAGGATTTCAACAGCCTCTTTGGAGCAAAAACAAGATCGAAATCGATATAACACCAGCATCCGTGCAATCATTCGCTCTTTTTAAAAGCGCAAGTGTTGGAAGCTATCCAATGGGTTATTGGAATCCTAACACAAAACTTTATGAGGGGATTGGAACAGGCAAAGGCATAGATAGCTACTCTGGGGATTTAAATGGATTGAAACTTTCTTTAGAAGAACAAACATTTGGTTTTCATACAAGTATAGATTTTGGTGGAACTTTAACAGGACTCCCAGAAGCTTATAACTTGTACGGTAGACAAATTAGCAACTATGGATTTCCATATCATCCAAAATTTCAACCTACCAGTTCCCAACTCGTATCGATGAATCAGTATATTTCTGAACCTTTCCTGTTAGAGAAAATATGCATTGAACTAAGTTCTTCGATGAATATTCCCGGCAAATCGTTAGTATCTCCCGCAATGTGGACGTTTTTTTTATTGAACAAGCGTCCATGCTTGCAAAACAAACAAACGAATCCACAAGAAATACAATATCAGTTTGGAGGTTCTGGTGCTCCGTCTACATTTTTAACTTCTTCCATATTAAAATCAACAACTAGCGAAGTTGTTGATATCATTCAAATGTGTTTATCAACGTCATTAGATGTGGGTGGTTATTTGAATCGAGAGTTGCTTATAAAATCCGTTGCAGAATCCCAAAACGGACAATGGAT